AATGAAGGACCTGGCCGAGAAGTACGGCGTAAAAACGGGCACGGTTTGCGACATTATCGCCAGGAGGACATGGAAACATATATAGCAGGGCCGCCTACGGGCGGCTTTTTCTATTTCAGGGAAAGGAGGGCGGCCAGGATGGGCACCGGGTACAAAGACGGGCAGCTGGCCCAGGCGCTGGCTATCTTGAAGGCGCAGGGTATCAATCCGAAGGAATACAAGCACCTGCCCCCCGCCGCGATAATCCGGCTGGCCGGGCTGAAACCATGATCGACGGCAGCAGCGCCTACCAGCTGGTCGAATACGACTACCTGGAAGACGTTGACCCGATAAGCGGCGCGCCGACCGTCGTAAGCGTCCCGAAGACCGTCCAGGAAGCCCGCGACGCCCTGCCCTACAACACGATTCGCAGCCTGGACGAACTCTTTTTGCGGGAAAACCTGCGGACGGCGTGGCGTCTGCTGCGGAAAAATGACCCGTACGACTACCAGCTGGAAGTGGCGGACGCCATTATCTACAGCGCCCTGAACGGCCTGGGCTGGTTTATCGTCGTCATGATAAGCCGCCAGGCGGGCAAAAACGAAATCAGCGCGTTTGTGCAGCACTACCTGCTGCTGTACGGTTGGTACACGGGCGAACGCATAAGCGGCGTCAAGTTCGCGCCGGTTCACAAGCCACAGGTGCAGGCATCGATGGACCGCCTGGAGGGGGCCGACGCCCCGGACACCGGGGGCCTGGCGGGCAGCGTGATAACGCGGAAAATATGGTCGAAAAGCGACGGCTACAAGTACCATATCGGGAAGCCGCGCGATTCGAACAAATGGGCGTTCTTGTCGATTAACCCGACCGCGAACGTCGCGTCGCAGACCGCCTTTACCCTGCTGGAAGGCGACGAAGCGCAGGACATCGACGAAGCGAAATGGAACCGCGACGCGCAGCCTATGGGCAGCTTCAACAACGCGACGACCGTACTGTACGGCGTCGCCTGGACGAAGGACTGCTTTATCTACAAGGGCTTGCAACAGGCGTACGACATGGAAGCCCGCCTGGAAAAGCAGCTGGGATACCGCCCTAAATTGGTGTTCAAGATTGACGCCGAACGGGTGATAGCGTCCGGGAACGAGAACTACCGTAAGTTCTACGAAAACCTGGTCGCGCGCCTGGGCGAAAATCATATCGCGGTGCAGACGCAGTACCGGCTGCAGTTCGTCGATACCATCGGGCGCTTTTTCAATGAAGCGCACCTGGCCCGGATATTCGCCAGCACGTTCGAAATGCGCCAGGGGCCGAAACCCGGCAGCAGCTACGTTTTCAGTATCGACGTGGCGGGCCAGGAAGAAGCCGTTACCGAACTGGCCGAAGAAGTCGAAGCCGGGAACCACAAACGGGACGCGACCATACTTACCATCGGCGAACTAATGCCTGACGGCGTGGTGGTGCCGGTCTGCTTTTATCAGTGGGTAGGCCAGGCGCACACCCAGCAGCGGGCGCAGATCAAAACCATTCTGAAGCATTGGAACTGCATCGGCGGGACGTGCGACGCGACCGGCCTGGGCGAACCGCTGGCCTACTGGCTGATTGAGCAGCTGCCGGAAATGGAGATCGAAGCGTACAAATTCAAGGCTGCCGGGGACGAGAACAAGAGTAAGCTGGGTTATCTGGCTTACGCTTACGTCCAGGGCGGCCTTTTCCGTATGCCCCGCAGGCCGGACAGCAACCTGCAGCAAGCCGACCTGTGGGACGAAGCGCGCTGGCAGCTGGAAAACCTGGTCCGGGTGGCGAAGAAGGAGCAGAAGATTAACTTTCACGTTCCCGCGACCGCGAAACCGCGCCGCGAAGGCCATGTGCCGCATGACGACATCGTTATGGGGCTGTTCCTATTGATTCGGGCGGCCTACATGATGAAGGACCCGCAAGGCCGCAAGGCGTCGGCGTATGATCGGGGCGAACTGGGCGGATGAACCAACTGATGACGAAAGGAGGGCGTGACATATGGCGGTAGTCGGTTATATTCCCCAGCTGTTGGCGGCAAAGCCGACGCTGGAAGCCGCGCGCGCAGCTGCGGAAGCCTGGGTAAAGGATAACGGTGCCTGGGTGAAAAACATCATCGACGGACACCGGCGGCAGCTGGACGAAGACGGTATCGAAAAGTTCCAGCGCGCATACGACGGCTACCTGGAAAGCATCGACGCCAGGGACAAGGCGCGCGGCGACGACGTGAACCACAAAATCCAGGCGACGATGGCCGGGGTTATTATCGACTTTGTGGTGGACTACATGCTGGGCAAGCCGATAGCCTGGTCCTTCGAAGACAAGGCCGATGGTGGCAACCCGAACCCGGAGAAAGCGCAGCTGCTGGAAGCCTACCGTACGGACCTGCTGGAACTGCTGGCGCAGGAAGAAGGCCAGCGGGTGCTGCGCGAAATGCTGACCCAGGGCAGCGTAGCCGGTCAGTCGTTCGGCATGGGCTGGGTGGACGAAGAAGGCAATATCGACATTGAAGAATTCCCCGTCCAGGAAATGATACCCGTTTACGATACGCGGGGGCGGCTGCGGCTGGTTATCCGGGCGTACGAAACCGAAGTATTCAAGCCCGGCGAAGACAGGCCGACGCCGGTAACGAAAATCGAAATCTACGACCAGCGGTTCGTAATCTGGCTGCAGATGGACGACACCGGCGACGGTATCACGCTGGACCCGGACGTAGGCGACGAATTCGTGACCGAACACAAGGCGGCCCGCATCCCGGTAGCCGTCTTTTTGAATGGCAGCCCGGCGACCTACAGCGAACGCAAGAAAAAGGCAGGCGTATCCGACCTGGCCGGGGGCATCCTGGACCTGGTGGACGAGTACGCGAACGCCCTAAGCGACAAGGCGAACATGGTGGACCGCCTGCAAGACGCCTTCCTGGTGTTCATCGGCGCGACCCTGGGGACGACGAAAAAGGAAGCCGAAGGCGAAGTAATGGCAATGCGCAAGGCGCGGGCAATCGCGCTGAAGAACCAGGAAAGCGACGCGAAGTTCATAGCGCCGCCCCAGGACGACACCGCCGTAGAAAACTTCCTTAACCGGCTGCGAGACACGCTGCACGAAAAAGCGTTTATCCCGAAGTTGTCGGACCTGTCCGGCGCGACGGCGACCGAAATTAAAGTCAAGTACGCGGGCGTCGATATTAAGGCGGGCAAGAAGGAAGTTTACTTTACCGGCGCGGTAAAGCGTCTGGTGGCGATTCTGACGGACTTCCTGAACGCGAAGCGGCTTACGGAAGCTGGCGTCGAAGACGTTTATGCGATTCTGACGGGCGCGGCGAAGCCACCGGCCAACGTACCGCTGTATGACAGCGCCTGGGTGGACTTTACGCTGAACCGCAACCTGCCGCAGAACTTCCTGGAAATGGCGCAAGTCGTAGCGACGCTGGCGGGTATCGTGCCGGATTCGTACCTGTACGAATTGCTATGGTTTATCCCCGATCCACAGGCCGCGCTGGACGAGATGAAGCAGCAGAAGGCTGAAGCGGCGCAGCGGGCGCTGGGTGCTATGGGCTTCGACAACGAATTCACGAATACCGGGGCAGCGAATACCAGGGCAGCGGACAACACCAACAGCAACAACCCGAACACTTCGGGACAAGAACAGGAGGAATGACGAAATGGCGAAATACGACTATCGGGCAATTGCGGACAGTCTGGAAACGGAAAACCAGCAGCTGAAAGCGCAGGTAGCTGCCCTGCAGCAGCAGGTAGCCGACCTGGAAGAACAGCTGAACGGGGGCGGCACCGGAGACGGTGGCGAAGGAACCGGAGACGGCGGCAACCCGTAAAGGAGGACGTAGGTTATGGCGCGGAATCCGAAGCCGCCGAAAAACGACGAACTGGATAAGCGCATAGCCGAGCGTCAGGCGAAGCTGGACGAATACGTTAACCGGTATAACGACATCCTGGGGCAGCGAGCGTTAAAGTATGCCCAAGAGATCGCCCCGTTTTGGAAACGCGCAGGCGATCGAATCGGCCAGGAAATGGCCGCCCTGATCGGCGAATTGCAAGACGCCCAGGGCGTACCGATTCGTAAGCAGCCGATAGACGCCGCGAAGAAGCGCAACATGGAACGGGCAATCGAACACCTGGGAACGCTGCTTCACTACATCCGGGAAGCCGAGCAGACCGAAAAGCTGACGAATAACCTGGCGTTTACCTACGCCGACAGCTATTACTTTCACGCTTTCGGGCTGCAGGAAGCGACCCAGGCGGGCATTATCGCGCCAGCCGTCACGTACGGCCAGGTAATGGGCGTATTGGCGAACCCCTGGCTGCCCGATGGGAACACGTACAGCGACCGGATACGGGCGAATACGGCGTACCTGGCGCTGAAGATGCGCGAAGCGGTCGAAGAAGCGGTAACGAAAGGGTACGACATCAACCGGACGGCCCGCCGAATCCAGGAGATCGCCCAGGAGGGATATTTTAACAGCGTCCGCCTGGCCCGGACGGAACTTAACCGGGCCGCGTCGCAGGCATCCAGCCATGTATTCATGCAGAATGCTGATATACTGGACGGTAAGCGCTGGAACGCGACCCTGGACAGCCGGACGGCCCCGAAGGACGCGGCGAATGACGGGAAAATCTACGACCTGGCTTACGATACCCCGGAAATGCCCGGCAGACCTGGCGAACGTATCCCGAATCATCCGAATTGCCGCTGCAAATACAGCCCGGTACTGGCGTCGTTGGGCGTCCGGGAAGGGGAACGCATAGCGCGCGGCGAAGGAGACAGCGAAACGGCCTTCGGCGAACGGATATACACGGACGCCAAAGACTACCGGGAATACGCGAAGCGGCGCGGTATCGACCTGGACGAACGGCTGCGGAACGACGACCCCCGGCGCTACCTGCGGAACGACGAGCGGCGGAACCTGCCGCCAGGCGGAACGCCGCCGACGGGCGGTGGTACACCGAACCCGGCAGCCGCTGCCGCCGCAGCTGTATCCTGGGCCGAACCTGTGAAGCAGCTGCTGGCTGCGGGCGTTGATACGGAGGAAAAGGCCCGGAACGTAGGCGACCTGATACGCCAGGAGATCGAACGCCGGGTAGCGGAACAAGTGCAGCCGATTCGGGCAGAATTGGACAGGCTGCAAGCGGAAGGCGACGCCCTGGATGCGCGGATTCAGCAGCTGCGGGCCGAACTGGATAAGCTGGACTGGTCAACCATTGAAAACCGCAGGCGCGTTGCCGAACTCTCGGACGAAATAGCCAACCTGCGGGCCGAACTGTTCAAAAAGCGGAATGCGCGGTCTGTTATAGCCGCGCCGCTTTCGAAAATTCGGGGCGAACAAGCAGTTAAAGTTCTCTCGGAGATTCGGCAGATGGGCAGCACCGCTTCGCACACCTTCGTATCCGGCAGCCAGAAGAAGGCGAAAGACGCCATTTTCGCGGCGCAGAAGTTTTTCCCGACGGCCTGGCTGGATGCTTCCCATGCGTTCGGTGCGTTGGATGCGCGGATAGTAAAGCGGGGGTATTACCGGGGCGGCAGCCGCATTTCCGACTTCCGCGTAAGCGGCTACGACATGAACCAGTTAACCCGTGTCGCGGTGCATGAATTCGGCCACAGGATGGAACACGTCATACCGGAAATTCGACGGCTGGAAAAGCAATTTTACGACCGCCGGACGGCAGGCGAAACCCTGCAATGGCTGGGCCGGGGATACGGCAAGGACGAAAAAACCCGGCGTGACAAGTTCCGGGACCCGTACATGGGTAAAGACTACGGGAATACCGAAAAGTCGTACTTCGAAATATTCAGTATGGGAGTCGAAGGCATCTTTACTAACCGGTATGGGCTTGAAAACGACCCCGATTACTATAACTTCATTGTGGGGGTGCTGGCATCCTTATGAGATTCGAAGCGACCGGGCACATCGGGAGTAACCCGGTTCGGGTAGCCTGGGAGGACGGAGCGCTTACCGGGAACCGTACGCTGATACAGCTTATCCTGGCCGAAGCCGCGAACCTGGAAGGCGAACCTGTAGGCCCTATCGGGCAGCAGACCGAAACGAACCATCTGCGCAGCGCCCTTTCGGCGCGGCTGATTATCGAACGGGTTATGCCTGACGCCGAATTTACGGGCGACGTGCCCGAACCCGAAGACGCGCCCCCAGGGGCCGTTATTTGATGCTGGGCCGCAGCGGTCAACTGAATACCGCCGGAAAAGCCATAATCCGCATTTGCAGATCGAACCGCCGGAAGGCGGCGGACTGCAGCTGCGCGCATTATGGCTTTTTCTATATACCCGGTTCACCGGGGCATTACCAATATGACGTTTACCCGTACCGCATAGACAAACGGGGCGCATTTACAGGCGAAGGCCTTAAAACTGCGCGGAAAGGATTACAGTTATGGACTGGCTGAAACGACTGCAGGAGAAGTACCGGGCTGGAAAGCTGACGAAGGCCCAGTACGAAGCGAAGGTTAAGGAACTGCTGGAAGACGGCGACATTACCCAGGAGGAACACGACAAGGCGCTGGAATTCGACCCGAAGGCCCCCGAAGGCGGGGAACTGATTTACAGCCAGGAGGACATGGACCGCATGGCTGTAAACGTCGCGCGCCGTCTGATTCGTAAGGAATTCCGGGCGGCGGGTATCGAACTGGACGTAGACAATAAAGGGTTGATTCCGTACATTGTCAACCTGGTAAAAGAAGCAGGCAAGGGCGACGGCAAGAGCGGCGCGCAGATCGACGAAAAGGAACTGGCGCAGCTGCGGAAAGCCGCAGACAAGGCGAAGGCGCTGGCCGATAAGGTTAGGGACCTGTCGCTGGAAGTCGCTGTCCTTCGAAACGCCAGCGGCCCCTATACGCCGGTAAGCCCTGTCGCGGTCGTACGGGCGCTGAAGGACTACGCCGACGAAATCGAATACGACGAAAACGACGTACCCGACAAGCGCAGCGTCGAACTGTTGTTGAAGAAGCTGGCAAAGGCAGAACCTTACCTGTTCAAAACGTCCGACGGTGGCGGCAGCGAAGACGACAACCCTGCCGACGACCAAAAGGGCGGCGGAAACAACTTTGCAGGCAGACCCCCCGGAGGCGGCACGGGCGGCAGCAAGGGCGGCGCCCAGTCGAAAGACGAAGCCAAACTGGCCGACATGCTGGCCCGCGCGGGCGTTAAGCCGCAACAGAAGTAAGAAGTAAAGAAATCATTACTTAGGAGGTTTACACGATGGCAGGAACCTATGACGCACAGCTGCGGTCGAAATCCTACAATGCCGCAAAGGAAATCAAGGCCAGCGCGAACTACGGCTACATTACGAACGGCATTACGCTCAAGGGCAGCGCCTTCGCGCTCGGGGCGACCGTTCTGGAAGGCCAATGCCTGGTTCGGGAAGATTCGTCCGGCAAGTACGTGCCGTACAACACGGGCGGCGTGACGGACAGCAACGGGGCGCTTCCCGCTGGCTATTCGAACCCGGTCATTCTTGACCAGTCGGTGAAGTTCGAACCGACGGACGCCGGTACGAACCCGGACGTTATCTGCGGCCAGGCGCTGGTATGGGGCGCCGTCTACAAAGGCCAGCTGATCGGCTGCACGGACGGCTTTATGGCTGCTTGCCCGCAAATCCGTTTCGTGTCGTAACCGAATACCCTGCGAATCCGCAGATTGAAGGCGGCCCACCGGGCCGCTTTTTGTTTTACCGCACTACATGACGAGATCAAGGAGGAATTACGACAATGGCAGGACTTGCACAGTATAGCGAACTGTTCGCTAACCCGCTGTTCACGCGGTTTATCCAGGAAATCCCGGTCAAGGCGACCTTCGTAGGGAGCCGGTTCCTTCCGCGTGAAGAAACGTTCGATACGCACTTCCACGAAACCTACGTCACGCGGCAGGCCGACATGGCGAACATCGTGTCGGGCTTGGCCGAAGTGCCGCTGACGGACCGCGACCCGATGCGCCGGGTATCCGGCAGCGTTGCCGACATTGCCCAGGGATACCTGGTGACGAAAGAAGAACTGGGCGCCCTCATGGATAAGGGCAACGAGCAGCGCCGGAAGATCGCGGAAACGCAGCTGCTGAACAAGGCACGGCAAATCCGCGAAAACGTGGACGCGCGCATCGAATGGATGACCTGGCAGGCGCTGGGTGAAGGAACGCTGACGTACGCGAAAGACGGCATTTACCTGCAGACTGACTTCGGCATTCCCGCCGGTAACAAGAAGACCGCAGCGACGAAGTGGGACGACGTATCGCCGACTATCCTGGCAGATTACGAAGCCTGGGTGGCCGACTACGTGGACAAGAACGGCGTGGCGCCGCACGTGTTCATGACCAGCACGACGGTTATTAACAAGGTGCTGAATGACCCGCTGGTGCGGAAGCAGGTTACGGGCCTCAGCGACAAGCTGATTACCCTGGACGAACTGAATACTTTCCTGCGCGGTCGCAACATGCCGCCGATGGAAGCTTTCGACACCCAGGTAACGTACCGCAACCCGAACGACGGTACGCGCACGTCGGCCCGCCTGCTCAACGCGAAGAAGGGCGTTTTTCTGCGCGAAGGCGGCGAAATCGGCGTCCAGCTGATCGGCCCGACCATCGAAAACAACATGAACCCCGGCATTTACGCCGAGACCATCGACCTGAAGCTGCCGACCCGCAGCGTTATCAACGTTGTGGCTTCCAGCTTCCCGAAGATCACGGACCCGGACCTGATTATGCCTGCGACGGTCCTGGCGTAAACCATTCCTGGCGGGGCTGCCGCTGGCGGCCCCGGCTAACGTCAAGTCGAAAGGGGTAAGCATATGTACATTCTGACGCAGAAAACCGTGACCATGCGCGGCCAGGACGTGCCGCCTGGGGAAGTTATCGAAGTGCCCGACCGGTCCGGCGCTGCGCTGATCGCGGAAGGCGCGGGCATCGAAGTAACGCCGGACGGCAAAACGGCTGCAGCCCTGGGCGGCCAGGAGCAGAAGCCGGACGACGAAGCCGCTGCAAAGGCCGCCGAAATCGCGCAAATCCGGGAAGCTCTCGACAGCCAGTACAAGCGCGACGAACTGGCCGAAGCGGCGAAGCAAGCGGGCGTGGACTTCGCGTACGACGCGAAAAAAGCCGAGATCATCCAGGCCATTATCGACCAGGGCAAAGTCGCGGCTATCCTGAAGTAAGGGGGAACCCCTTATGCAGCTGCTGACAGCTGAAGACCTGGCGACGTATTACCCGGAAGCGGCGACAATCGACCCCGCCCAGGTGGCGAAGTTCCTGGGCCGGGCGAACAGCTACTGTCTGGGTGTTATCGGCGGCGACCCGCCGCCTGTACCCTGGGACGCTGACCGGTCGAACCTGAAGGCGATAGTAGCCACAGCGTTCGAAATCATGGCCGAAGGCGAAGTCGCCCAAACGGACCCGGTGACGGGAAACATTACGAACGCGGCCCCCGAATCGCCTTACAACCGCTTCGACAAGAACAGCGACCCGCTGGCGACGGTGGACAAGATGCTGCTGCCGTACAAACGGGCATACGAAGACGCAAACGCCGTACGGTCCGACAACGGCGTGATATGGCTGGGAGGCGGCTGACGTGGGGAAGCGGACTCTTGAAGTTAACGGCATGGAGAAATGGCAGCGCTGGCTGAACAGCCTACCCCATGCCGAAGCCAAGAAAACCCAAAGCCGCATTTTGCGCAGCGCGGGGCTGCGGGCGCTAGAACATCTGGACGACCTGACGCCTCGCCGGACCGGGCGGCTGCAAAACAGCTTTTCGTTCGGCGACCAGGAGAATGTATTCCAGCTGCAAGTCGGGCGCCAGTCCTTCGTATTCGTCGGTACAGCCGTACCGTATGCCCCGTTCGTAAACGACGGCTTCACGCAGAACGCCGGGCAGTTCGTGCCGGGCTTCTGGAAAAACGGGACCTTCCATTACCAGCCGGGGCATCCCGAAGGAATGGTATTGACCGGGAAAGTCATTCCGGGCGCGCACATGTTCGAAAAAACGATGGACGCCCTGGAAGACGATATGCCGCGCATCCTGGAATACGAATTTAGGCGGCTGTATTCGCTGCTGTTTTAGGGGGTGGGCCGTGAACTACTTCGAATATGAACTGTCGTCCATACAGCGCTGGATTAAGGGCGCGGTAGGGCTGAATTCGCTGCGGCTTACGGCTACCCCGCCGAAAGTAGCGCGGCCCGTTATCCTGTGGGAAGCCCCGCAGCGCGGACGGGACCGGAATACGAGCCGGTACACTTACGTTAACCGGGTGCGGCAGTACGGCAGGCTTTTCGTTCACAACCTGGACCAGCTGCTGGACTACCAGGCCCGCCTGCAGCTGAACCTGGAAGACCGCGAAAATATCCTGGACGTTTACGACGACAACGGCGCGAAAATCGGGCATCTGAAAAACGTATCGCTGCACTTCGAAACCGATACCGGGCTGGACGTTCCTTTCCGGGTGGAATACGAAGTCGGTTATGCGCGCAGCAGACCCGCAGCACCGCCACCGCCGAAGGACGTATATACCAGGGCGCGGGTAGCGGAGCCGGAATAATGGACAGGGGGGTAGGGCCGAATGGCGGGCAATCGGAGAGACAAGCCGGAAGCAACGCAAGAAGCAAAGCAGGCCGCAGCGCCTGCTTTTTTTACGCCCGCGCAGCTGATCACGGGCGCGGCGCATTTCGGAACGTCGCCTGAAATCATGGCCGGGGCGCTGTATGGCGTCATGGGCGAGATCACCAGGGAAGAAGCGACGAAGCGCCTGGACGCTTTTCTGAAGAAGCCCGTAAGGGCAACGAAGGAGGAATAACGAAATGGCTGGTACTTACATCGAAGGCCAAAGCCAGGTTTTGAGCGGCGTTTATTCGCTCATCAAAGCCACTTCCAGCCAGGGGCCGAGCGCCGCAATCGGCATTGCGGCTTTCCCGTTCACGGCGAACTGGGGGCCGGTTAACGTCTTGCTGCCGTTCGCGTCGCAGGCGGAATTCGGCGAAACGTACAACGCGCAGAATGCCGGGGCGCTCACCGCGAAGAAGGTGTACGACCTGGCGTATGCCGACCCGACCTACAAGCCGCAGACGCTGCTGGGCTACCGCATGGCGACCAGCGCAGCGGCGAAGGGCGAAGCGACGCTTACCGTCGAATCCGGCACGGCCTGGACGCTTGAAACGCTGTATCCGTCCGACCGGGCCTTTACGGCTGTCGTCAAGGAAGGCGTAGCAGCCGGAACGACCGCTGTGCAGATCGTCGAAAACGGAGTCCTGCTGTGGGAAGGCGAAAGCGATACGGTCGATGGCCTGGCGGCTGCAATCGACGCTAGCGGCTACGTTAAGGTGAAGGTAAAGGGTACGGAAATGCCGGAAACGACGGCAGGCGCGTCCTTTACTGGTGGGAACAACGGCAGCGCGGTTACGATCACCGAATACAGCGCCTTCCTGCAGGAAGTCGAAGCCGACGGAACCGCGAACGCGGTGGCGCTGGACGGCGTGACGGACGAACCGACCTTGACGGCGTTTAAGGCCTGGGTGCAGCGCGTCCGCAGCGAAGGCCTTTACGTCGAAGGCTACCGAGGCGGCCCGGCTGGCTGGGATACCGACTTGAGCCTGGCAAACGCGGTCAGCGTCGCGGCGAATTACCGGGGCTGGATTAACGTTGGCAACGGCTGCGACGGCTACACGGCTGCCGATATGGCTATCTTCGTTGCCGCGTACGCCTGCAGCCGTCCGCTGAACAGCAGCGTAACGGACCAGATCGTACCTTTTAAGGCGGTCAACTCGAAAACGCAACTGACGAAAGGAAACCGGCGCCTGGCGAAGCAGAAAGGAACGCTGCTGTTCGTCATGCAGGGCGGCAAAGTCGTGATTGACGAAGGCGTGAACACGCTGACGGCCCCGACCGGCGACGAGACGAAGGAAATGGGCAAAATGCGCGTTTCCCGGACCATCGACTACATCACCAGGGCAACGGAAGCGTTTGGCGAGGAATACAAAAAGACGCTTTCGAATACGCAGGCTGCGCGCCAGGCCTACGCGGCAATGGTCGAAGACAACTTCTTCCGGGGGCTGGTCAACGACGAGATCATCCAGCCGGGGTACAAGTACGTCGAAGACCCCGACTATCACGGCGAGAACGCCAGCCATACGCCGAAGATCGACGAAGCGTATTTCTACGCCGAATATACGCCGACCGACAGCATGGAAAAAATCTACCAAAAATTCGGCGTGAAATTCTAAGAAAGGGGGCGCGCTGACCAATGATTGACGGAAACGAAATCATTAACGGTCGATACGGGCACGTCTACGACGAGAACGGCCAGGAGATTCAGACCGTCCAGGAATTCGAAAGCGTCGTAGAACTGAACAAAGAAGAAATCAACCTGCCGGGCCGGTTCCTGGCGACGCATAAGGTTATGGGCGGCGTGGGCAGCGGTTCCGTGACCATGCTCAAAGTCGATTCCCGCCTGCAGGCGAAGATCGCGGCGAACCCTACAGCGAAATTCGTGCTGCGCGGCGTCCTGGCCGACCCGACGGCGCGCGGCGAAGAAGCGGTGCTGCTGCGGGGCGTCTCCTTCGACGCAATCCCGATCATGAATTTCTCGATGGACAGTAACGTTGAAATTGAAGTGGACTTTACGTTCGACGACTTCCAGTTCATCAAGACCATTTAACGGCAGCAAAGAAAGACAGACAAATGGGGCGGCCAATCGGCCAGCCCCATACCATTTTCCAAAGTCGAAAGGATGGTAAACGAAATGGCAAGCAAATACGTTTCCCTGGAAGACATTCTGGGCAAGGACACGGAAGCCCTGACGGCTGTAAGGCAGGGCGAATTCGAAACCGAAAAGCTGGGCGTGATTCCGTTTACGGCGCTGAACCATACGGAATACAAGCAGATCAAACGGGACTGCGTACGGATGGTGCCGAACGGCAGCGGCGGAATGGAACCGGAGGTTGACGACGACAAAATGATGGTTCGGGTTATCATCCGGGCCGTGGACAAGGACGAGCGCAGCAGCTTTACGTTCGCCAACAAGCAGCTGCTGGACAAGCTGGGCGTGACTACGGCAGACGAAGCGGTAGCAAAGCTGCTGTCGCCTGGCGAAGTGATTAACTTCGCGGTCGAAGTGCAGAATGCTTCCGGCTTCGGTCAACGGGCATCGAAAGAGGCGCGGGATACGGTAAAAAACTCCTAAAACACAACGGGGAAGCGAAGCTGCTGGCCTATATCTGGAACACGACGGGCCGCTTGCCTTCCGAAATTCTAAGCTTACCCCTGTTGGAACGGGAATTTATTTACCAGGCAACCCTGCTGAAGATAAAGGAAGAACAGAAAGCCGCGAAGGTTAAGAAGTAAGCCGCCGCATAGGCGGCTTTTTCCATTTTCCGAGAAGGGGGGACCGGTTCTATGGCGCGGGAATTTACGATGGGCATACGCCTTAACTACAACGATAACCGATTTACGCGCGGAATGCGGGAAGCGCAGCGACAAACAAACGCCTTCCGGGACAGCCTGCGAAGCGCATCCAGCGCATCGGACGGATTCATTAACAAGCTGGGGGGTATTGCTGCTGCCCTGGGCGGTATTGCCGCAGCGCGTAAGGCTTTCGATTGGCTGGTAGGCGCAAACGCGAATATGGAGCAGTACCAGCAAACGCTGACCGTCGTTTACAAGAGCCAGGAACGAGCGCTGGAAGCCTTAGAATGGGCAAACCAGTTCGCGAAGGATACCCCCTTCGAAATCGCGGAGATCGTCGAAGCGACGACCCGGATGGCGGCGTACGGCATCGAAGCGCAGAAAGTGCTGGGCATTACCGGCGATATGGCCGCAGTCATGGGTAAAGACCTGATGCAAGCGGTCGAAGCTATCGCCGACGCGCAAACCGGCGAACTGGAACGCCTGAAGGAATTCGGCATCACAAAGAAGATGATCGAAGAACAGGCGAAGCTGCTGGGCAGCAACCCGATTAACAACAGCGGGCAGATTACCGACATGAAGGCATTTAATGCCGCCCTGTTCGCGCTCATGGAAGAACGGTACGCTGGCGGCATGGCAATGCAGGCGAAGACCTTCAAGGGGATGCAGGCGAAAGCTAAGGACTTCGTTAGCAACCTGGGGCGCGAACTCGGAAAACCTGTTTTCGAAAAAATGCGGGCAAATATGGCCCGGCTGATGGATACGCTGGACCAGCTGGAGCGCAGCGGGGCCATAGACCGATTCATAAAGAAAGTTCACCGGGCGGGCGCAGCTGCCTGGGACGCATTCAGTAAAGCGTCGCGCGCTATACAAAATGCGTTCCGGGCGATTAAAAAAGTCGCCGAACCGGTGATCGACTTTATCCGGGACAACTGGGGCACCATAAAGCCCTTTATCGAAGGCGTCGCTATCGCTGTGGGGGCCGTGGCTGCTGCTATGGCATCCATGAAGACCTTCACGCTTGCCGCGACTATCGCTATGCGGCTGCTGGGCGCGGCCATGCTGACGAACCCGATAGGATGGGTAATTCTCGGCATTGGCCTGCTGATCGGCCTGTTTATCAAGCTGAACGGCGGCATAGAGGGCGCGAAGAAGGTGCTGCAGGGCTGGTTCGACCGGCTGAAGGCCTGGTACAATTCCGACGGCACCCAGGCCTGGGTGCAGAAAGCCATTGACCTGTTTAACATGTTGAAGGAAAGGGCCGGGCAAGCCTTTTCCTGGGTGGTGGAACAGGCGAAGAATTACTGGCCGCAGGTTAAGGAAATCGCCACAACGGTAGTAGATGCCCTGGGCATGGCTTTCCAATGGGTAAAGTCTCAGGTAGACAAATATTGGCCGACCATTGAGACCGTCGTTACGACAGTCGTAAAAGACTTAGTAAGCGGCTTTCAATGGCTGGTCAACGCGGCAAAGGAATACTGGCCGCAGCTGAAAGAAATGGTTATTGGGGTATGGAACAACTTCCAGCAGACCGTTCTGCCCGCTGCGAAGCGCTTCATAACGGCGCTGATTAACGGCTTCAAAACGATATGGGAGGCCGTCGGCCCGTTGGTGGCCGCCATTTACAACTTCATTAAGACCATCCTGCCATCCATTATCGAAGTCGGCAAAATCATTATTTGGGTGGTTATGAACGTTGTCTGGCCTGTAGTAAACAAAATCCTGGGGGTTATCTTTGACGTAGGGGCTGCGATCATTCCGATAATTTCGAAAATCGTATCTTCCATCATTGCGGCATTTACTGCCGTGCTGAACTGGGCGCGGATGATATGGCCTGCTGTCCAAAAAATCATTAACTGGGTATTCCAGTTCATTAAGTTTGTTTGGGCTGCTATCGGGCCGTTCATCATGGCCGCGCTCAATGTCATTATCGGCATCATTAAGGGCGGCTTCAAAATCATTATGGCTATCGTGGGCTTCGTTTGGTCTACGATCAAGAGCATAATTGAAATCGCCTGGTCTATCATTTCCGGCATCATTACGACCGCGCTGGGGATTTTCACGGGCGATTGGGAAATGGCCTGGGAAGGTGTCAAGTCGATTTTCGAAGGCATCTGGAATGGTATAAAGGACTTTATTTCCGGCATCGGTCAATTCTTCTACGACAGCGGTAAAGCCATAATCGAAACGCTGGTAGACGGCATAAAGTCGGTAGCGGAAGCCCCAGTAAAAGCGTTTAAGAACATCTTCGGGAAAGTCCGGGACCTGCTGCCCTTTTCTGACGCGAAGAAGGGGCCGCTTTCCGAACTGACGTACAGCGGCGGCGCGATTATGACGACCCTTTCGGCGGGCGTCAATAAGAAGGCCGGGGTATTCCAGGACGCTGTAAACGGGGCGTTTTCGCAGGCGGCCCTGGGCATGACCGTGACCGCGCCAGCCTTCCAAAATGCGGCCCCTGCGGCGTCGTTCATCGAACCCCAGGCGAACATATCCCCGAACCAGGTAAGCGTCGCTGCGGCCCCGTCTGCGGCGTCTGGCGCGCCGTCTATCACTATCGGCAGTCTGGTCGAGAAGATCGAACTGTATGCCGACAAGGACACGGACGCCGACAGCCTGGTAGACCAGCTGATCGACAAGCTGCACCAGCGGGCGAAAGAAGTAGTCGGCATCCTTTCGGCGGCTGACAAGGGGGCGCTGATATGATTCCTGGGGTAAAATTTGAAATCACGCTGAAGGACAATACAACCGGGCAAAGCGTGACCGTTCCCGTTCTGCCGATAAACGGCGCACTGTCGTACGTTGACGGGGACCAGCAGCCGATAAGCGTAAACATCCTGGACCTGGGGACCGTCGAGATTCCCGCAGGCGTCGCCCTGGACAGCTGCGGCTGGGATAGTCTTTTCCCGGCCCAGCACGACCCCAGCTACTGCGCGGTCGGCCCCGGCCAGCTGCGGAAGCCCGTGGAATACCGGAACATGTTCAGCGCCTGGAAAGATGCCGGAACCAGCCTGCAGCTGATATGTCCGGCGGCAAACCTGAATAAAACGGTATATCTCAAGTCGTTTTCCTGGACGGCGCGCGGCGCGGAAGGCGACCTTTACTATTCGGTCCTGTTTACCGAATACCGGAAGCTGGCCCCGAAGAAAGTAGCCATAGGGGGTACGCTACGGTCCGGCCCGACGCCTGCCGACAGGCCGCCTATGCCCGCGACCCCGAAGCCGCAAACCTATACGGTGCAAAGTGGCGATACGCTTAGTTTGATCGGCAAAAAACTGGGCATAAACTGGAAAACGATTTACGAAAACAATAAGGCCGTTATCGGGGCGAATCCGAACGTCATTATACCGGGCCAGGTGCTTAAAATATGACGCTGCAGCTAATTATCAATAAGCAGGACGTGGCGCCGCTGCTGTCGGCCCCGCCGCGAATCTCGGACGACATTGACGCGGTATGCCGTACGCTGGAATTCCAGCTACAGGCGGCGGAAGGCCTGGATAACTACCTGGGGCAGCAGGTGGAACTGTACGTGAACGGCAGGCGGGAATTCTTCGGCTTCCTGGAAGTGCGCAGTTGGGATTCAAACGGGACCGTTACCTACAAGGTGTTCGACCCGCTGTATTTTTTAGCGAAAAACCCGGACGACTACTATTTTCCCGACGGCCTGACGGCCAGCCAGCGGGCCGAAACTGTGCTGAAAAACGTAGGCGTAGCGCGGGGCAAGATCGCGCCGACCGGCGTAGTCTTGCCCGCGTCCTTTTACAAGGGCGCAGCTGGCGACCAGGTGATTATCGACAGCCTGGTAAAGACGGTAAAGGCTGGCGGGAAGAAGTTCTGGCTGCGCTTCGACCCGTCGGTAGAATCCTTCGGCGCTACGATTTTCGAACGGAAGCTGCCCGCTGAAGCCTGGGCCTTCCAGCGCGGCGTGAACCTGATTAGCGCGACGTACGAAGAAAGCCTGGAAGACCATTACAACGTCGTCGTGCTGGTAAACCGGGAGACGGGAAAAGCCGTAGTGAAGTACGACCCGCAGGCTATAAAGGACTTCGGCGCGCGTACGTACTTCGAAGAAGTGGATAAGGACCACGCGAACACGATGGACCGCAACGCGCTGGAACTGCTCAAGACCGGCAAGCAGGTAAAAACGAATATCAGCATTGAAGGCGTAAACGACGACCTGGTTATGCCCATCTTTTTCGTGGGCGACGTTATCTACGTGGAGGATGACATGACCCAGGCAATGGGTGCGTATTACATCCGCCGCGTGGAACACACCATACACAGCAGCCGCCGGATTACGCTGGTTATGGACGTGGAACTTACGCCGGACGTACCTGCCGTGATTTTCGAAGACGCTGAACGAGATGCACGGGAGCGGAACAAGAAAAAGGCAAAGAAAAACAAGCCTACGAAGACCGGGGCTGGCGTAAGCGAAAACGCCGCCTACAGCGAAGAAATGCAGAAGCTGATCGAGAAATACGGCCTGGAATCGAAATAACGGGGGTGGGGTGATTGTCAAACAGTCGAGCAACCGACAAGACCGTAGCGCTGCTGCAGCTATTGGGCGGCCTGGGCAGCGGGAAATCCCCGGCCAGCCTGTATATCGTCACCGTGCGGACAGCCGAGCCTGACCCCGTTACGTTTGTCATGGAAGGCACAAAGAAGGCCCTGGGGCCGGATATTTTCGAAATCCCTGTAGACTGTTACCCGCTGCGCGAAGGCGACCGGCTGCTGGCCTTCCCGCTGGCTGGCGGGCAGCGCTGGGCCGTCCTAACGAAGCTTAACGGCGGCGTGGTCATGGCGACCATGACCGGGCCTACCAGTCTAAAGCCGGACGGTATGACGGTCGAATATGGCGCATCCCGGCTGATTTTTCCGCCGTACTTCCCGGAGGATGCCGACGAAAATGCGCCGCTGAAAGCGGGCGACCGGGTAAGCATTGCGCCGACCTGGGACGGCGACCAGGTGAAGTATGTCATTCTGAACCGGTACTGAGGGGGCGGGAACGTGGCAACCGACAACCGAAAAACGCCTGTATTCGATTGGGAAGCCGGGGAATTCGTAACCGACATCCAAGGGCGGGTACGAACGGCAACGGGCGCGCCCGCCGTCGAGCAGATCATATTAAAGGCCCAGCAGACCGTACGCGGGGCCTTTTTGATTTACGCTGCCGACCCGGAAATGCCGGGCAGCCCGCACCATGCCTACGGCAGCGACGTAGACAATATCCGCATTTCTGACCTGCCCGACGGCGCGAAGCTGTCGGAAATGGAACGGGCTGTAGCCGAAGCGCTGCGGTACGACCCCTGGATTACCGGGGTACGGGACGTTACCGTACAGCGAGTGGGAACCGATGCCGCCGAAATTACGGCGACCGTCGATCATATCTTCGGTTCGGATTCTGTTACTGTTACGGTTACAGTTTGAAGGGAGGGGATGGCATAATGGCGCGCAATAACTTCCAGCCGGTCTTTGAGGAAACCGAAACAGCGATACGTGACAGGATGATCGCCGACGTGGAAGCCGCCGGGTGGCGGGCCGAGCAGGGCGACTTCATGTATGACGCTATCGCGCCTTCTGCGGCAGAAATCAAACAGCTACAGATCAACCAGGACCGGATTCTGGCTAGTCGCTTCGCAAAGTACGCGGAAGGCCCGGACCTGGACGACTGCCTGTATGACATCGGCCTGGAACGGCTACCCGCGACCCCGAACAAGCGGGCACTGCTGATAACCGCCGACGCCGGGGTAGTCATTAACGCCGGGCAGGTGCTGTATTCGGTCGTCCTGGATAACCAGGGCCAGCCGCTGCAATATACCGTAGATTCGACGGTATCCTGGGCGACCAGCGGAGCGCAGACGGTGAATATAACCTGCATGACGCCGGGGACTATCGGAAACCTGGCGACCGGCAGCCAGTTCATTCTGCTGCCGCCGGTGCCCGGCGTCCGCACTATCGTAGACCAGGGCACGACCGTCGTAGCCCGCGATGTGGAGACGGACGAAGAAGCCTGGCAGCGGTACGACTTCAAAGTAACCCACCCGGACACGGGCGGGAACAAAAACGACCTGGTACGCTGGGCGCAGGAAGTCGAAGGCGTAGGCAAAGCGAAGTGCATACCCCGCTGGAACGGCGTAAATACGTCGAAAATCCTGCTGGTGGGGAATGACTACGCCCCGGCTTCGCCGACCGTCGTAGCCGACACCCAGGCCTACATGGACCCCGGCGCGGCTGGCCTGGGCGAAGGAAAGGTGCCAATGGGCAACGCTTGCACCGTCGCAGCTGCGGAAGCGTTGGAAATCGACATTGAAGTAACCGGCGTCCAGTACACGACCGGGGCAGACCCGTCTGCCGTTAAAACGGAATTCGAATCCGCTGTACGCGACTACATGAAAAGCCTGGTATTTGTCCTGGACGAAACGACGAAAGACCCGCTGCCGGTCGTCTATAACCGAATCCTGGCGCTGCTGACGTTCACGCCTGGGGTAAGCAGTTTTACCAACATTACGGTTAACGGCGGTACGTCGGACATTCCCGTAGGGGACGAAGAAGTAGCGGTCCTGGGGACGGTGACAATGTAATGACGCAACGGCTGGAACGGATGCTGTCGCAGGCCCCGGATTACTACGAAACCAGCGCCATTTACCGCAAAATCCAGGCGGCCCAGTCGAACGAGTACGACAGCCTGGAAGCCAAAAACGCGGACCTGAAAGCGCAGCTGCGGATTCGGACGGCGACCTGGGGGCTGCGGTTTTACGAAGAAGCGCTGCATATCCCGGTTATTCCGACCGACAGCTACGAAGTGCGGCGGGGCCGAGTGCTGGCGAAGTGGCGCAGCCCTGGGAACTTTTCTGCTGCCCTGGTGAAGTCGGTCTGCGAATCGTTCGTTAACGGCCAGGTAGACGTGGACATAGACCTGGCAAACAGCACGGTACTGATTAAGTTCGTCGGCCCCCTGGGTGTTCCCGAAAAGATGGCCGACGTAGAAGCTGCCATAGATAATATCATTCATGCTCATTTGGGCTGGTCGTACAGCTTCCGGTATCTGCTGGTCAGCGAAGTGCATGGCGTCATGACCTACGCGGAACTTCAGCAGCTGACGTATAACTACTTCGCGCCATTCACGGCGGACATTTAGGAATGAGGGGGTAAGCATATGCCGAAATATACGCCGAAACTGGGACTGTATTACGTAGAGGGTTCGGACCCCGCAGACGGCGACCTGACGGTAAACCTTGACTTGATTCTGCGGGATAACTGGGTAAAGATCGACGCACTTTTCCATGAATCGACCGGCCACAAGCACGACGGCACGGCTGGGAACGGCCCGAAGCTGACCAGCGCGGCGTTCGAAGCCGGGGCCGTGACGGACACAGCTATCGGCAACCGGACCATCGACGACACGGTAACCGCAGCTGCAGGGGCCGATACACCGACCAGACTGTGGAGCAAACTGGCCTACATGATTAAGGCCATTACCGGTAAGGCAAACTGGTACACCGCGCCCGCGACGACGCTGGAAGCGGCGGCAAACCATGCCAACGCTACCACCGGCGTGCACGGCGCGACATCCGCAGCGACGGCAAACCGCTTAGCTATTCGGGACGCGAACGGTAATATGTCGGTCGGGAATGCGTCTGCCGATGGCCATGCGCTGAACCGCGTAACCGCAGATGGACGGTACGTCGGGCGCAGAGTATTGACCCTGACCGCTGGCACGTATAACGACCTTGACGTATCGAATTACGACGTTGTGGACTGCCAGACCGACGGCGGCGACATTATCATTAACAACGTCATCTTTCCTGCCGGTTACGGAAATCGGGTTCGTTTCGTAAAAACGCGGGCCGCGAATAACCTTATCTTCAAGTACAACCCGGATAAGGGCATGTACACCAACTGCCAAAAAGACCTGACCTTATCAGCAGTGGACCGCTACGGCATGATCGAAGCGCAGATTTTTTCGAACGTATGCTACGCTTCGATCATGACGTGGAACGCTGACCAACTCGGCGGAATACCGGCGGAAAGGTTTATCTACGGAGATAACCATCGAGGGACTCTTAACTATGCAGGCGACCTAAATAACATTCTGAAAAGCGGTTTCTACTTCGCAACCACCGGACATACGAACAGCCCGACGGGAGGAAATGGTTTTTTCACTCATATTAATGGTCCGGGGAATGATCTTCACGCATTTCAGTTGTTCATGGAGAACTATACGCAACGATTATCCTTCCGCAGGAAATCAGGCGGTACGTGGAATAATTGGGCTGATGTATGGCATAACGAAAATTTGCCGTATGAGACCGGCACGTTTACGCCCGAATTGAATTTTGGCGGAGCATCTACCGGCATCACATATACCACCCGTACCGGACGATATACGCGAATCGGTAATGTCGTCTATTGGGCGGTGCACATAGCATTAACCTCAAAAGGAACCGCAACCGGGGCTGCTACGATTGCCGGGCTTCCTTTTACATCTATAAACTCCGCGCCTAATGCGACATCGGCTGTCGGTCTGGCCGAAAACATTACTCTCCCCGAAGGGGCAGACTGGGCATGCGGGGTCATTTTCAACAATTCCACGGAAATCACTTTACGGGCATCTGGGAATATTTCGAATATTAACCTTACGAATACGAATTTCGCAAACAATAGCGGGCTTCGCATGGAAGGATTCTACTACATTTAACGGAGGGATCATCATATGACCGATACAATCGAAAAAATCACGTTGGACATGCTGACACCGGAAAGCGTCAGCGTCAAGCGGCAGCAGTACGTCGATGTCAACGGCATCGAACACCCGATTGGTGAGCCGTGGCGCCGCGCCTACGTGAACAACACAACCGGACGGGCCGCTGTTGAAGCGGACCTGCCGGAAGCATACAAAAGCGCGGTTTTCGCGGTTTGGGGAAACGAACCAACGATCACAGAATCTACCGAATAGCCGACGAAATCAGCCGAAATAAGGCCCTGCTAACCTGGCAGGGCCTTTAGTTTGGGGGGAAATACGTGGCAATCAATAACATTCCGCAGCCCGAAGAATACGGAGAGCATATCGCCCGATTGAATGCCGAAAGCCTGGAATATCGTCGGCGCATGGAACGCCTGGAAGAAAACTACAAGCGATTGGATAACCAGCTGCAAACCTTGCAAAACAACCAAACGAAAACCCATACCCTGGTCGAAACCGTCGTTACGCGCTTCGATGGATTCGAAAGCCGTATCCTTGCGATATTCGCACAAATGACAGCAGACAGCGCGAAGCTGCTGCAAAGCATGACGAAGCAGAGCGGCCAGGCGACCCAGGGCTGGCAGAAAACCGTCGTCGAAGTGATAAAACTTACTGTCGCCGCTTTAGTCGGATACCTGATTACGCGGGGTGGGGGTATGTCATGACCTTTCAAATCGTTTGGCGCGGAAACGAGCATACGAACAGCAGCAGCCGCGACGGGCACGTACCCATCGGGATATGCAACCATATCAGCGCGGGCAGCATGTCCAGTATGCGTAGCTGGTTCACCAGCCCCAACAACACCGTAAGCAGCGCGCATTACGGAATCAGCAAGACGGGCGAAATCGACCAGTACGTGGACCTTCGCCGCATGGCCTGGACGCAGGGCATCACAGCCGACCAGCTGCAGTACGTTACGGCGCAGATCGTGAAGGATTACTGCTCCAGGGCTGGGCGCTTCGTCAACCCGAACAAGTTCCTGGTCGGCATCGAACACGAAGGCACGGACGGCAGGCTGACAGACGCGCAGCTGGAAGCGTCGATATGGCTACACGTCCATATCCGGGACGAGATCACGCGGATATGGGGCGAGAAATACCGGTTCCCGCTGAACAGCTATACCGTCGTCGGCCATTTTCAGATCGACCCGAAGCGCAAGCCTCTTTGTCCAGGACCGTACTTTCCCTGGGAGCAACTTTATACCGCATTGTGGGAGGCGGATAACATGACGAAAGACAACGAGCAGGATAAACGCATTGCAGCCCTGGAAGGCCGGGTAGCGGGCCTGGAAAAATCGCTGCAGCAGCTAGCCGCGCAGAGGGACATGGAAGCCCCGGCCTGGGCGAAGCCCGCGCTGGATTACTACGGGCAGTTCATCGACACAAAGACCGGCAGCCTGGACTTCTGGCGGACGCTGACCATCATGCACCGGCGCGAAGTCGGGCGTATCGTGGCGCCGGAAACCAAACCCGACGACCGGAAAGGAGGAGATTAACCTATGTCGAAAAAGCAGATCATGAAGCGGCTTAAAAATCCGCTGTTCCTGGCGGCTATGGCCGCAGCGGTTTACCAGGTGCTGCAAAAGTACGAAGTAGCCCCGGACATGGGGACCTGGCAGCTGTGGGTGGACCTTATCAGCTATGCGGTGCTAGGCTTCGGCATCTACAGCACGTTCGAAACGGCAGAAGACAAAAAGAAGAAGCCCGGCAGCGGTTAAACCTGCGCCGGGCCGTTTACCCCTTCGACTTTCCCCTGGGCTGCATAGCCTAGGGGGATTTTTTTAATTTTATGCTAAGGTTAGTATAAGCTTAGGTGACACGAATCATTTTTTTATTACGCTTTTTTGTGATAAAATGCTGAAATTACAACGGAAAGGGACTGATAGGCGGATGCGGATTTACGAACAGCGCATTAGCAGAGCCAGGGAAAAGCTAAACGAAGCCGTAAAAGCAGCTGACGCGGCAAACGAAGAATTAAACGCCCTGCTATCTCTTTGCGGTGGAAATCCCGAAACCGTTTACCAGGAAATCCGTACATTGCAGCAAGAGATTCAGGCAGACTTAGCCAAAATCGACGAAAGGATGATACCGAATGGCAATGCGTCTTAGGATTATCGCAGGCTGTAAATCCGTAAAGGGCAGGGAAGTCTACATAAGCCGTGGTAAAGAACCGCGAACGCTGAAATTCCGCACCGGTCTTTTTTCGTCGAAGACGCTGCCGGTCGAGTCGGTCGATTGGCTTCATGCCAGTACCCGCAGCGCGGGCAAAGCGGCAGCCGGGGCGATTATCGGGGGCGTACTTACGGGCGGCCTGGGCGCTATCGCCGGGGCCGCAATCGGGGGCCGGAAGAAGGACGCTTCGACAGCTGTAATTCGGTTCGCTGACGGCCAGCAGCTGCATGTCGTAGCCAGCGGCAAGGAATTCGAAAAATTACAGCGGTTATTGCATTGAATGTAATAAACTGTCAGCCAGGAAAGAAAAAATATATACTATATAATAAATAATAAATAATAAATAATAAATAATAAATAATAAATAATAAATAATATATAGTAATAGTATATATATAGTATAGTATATACTATTACTTTTCTTTTTGCCTGGTACACATAACGAAATATACATACAGCGCACACTTTCCGCCTGGGGGGTACTTGTTTGCCGACTTCCCAGGCTTTCGTTTTGTTTAGAAATAGTACCCCCCTCCTTCGGCGGCTGAATTATATATTTTTCTGCTGTTCATCACGATCAACACGTCTTTACTTCTTTATTTCTTTACTTTATTATGGTGATGACAGATAAAGCCGAGAATGCGAAAGGGGCATAGCCTATGGCTAGGGGTAAACGAATCGAAGGAAAGACGCTGACGGTCTACAGCACGAAGGTTACAACTGACTTTCGGGTGCTGCTGGATGCGCTGGCGAAAGCAAACGGCCCGGAATTCGGGCAGCGCGAACTGCTGGAAGACATGGCGAAGTATTACCTGGCTGCGAACCCGGAGAAGGCGGAGAAGGCCAGGACCTATCTGCAGGTGCTGGGATTCAGCGAAGACAAGATTAACGAATCCCTGGCCGTGAAGGCCGAGACGCCGGAGCCGCAGGCCGACGAGAAGCAGAAGGCGGCGTCCCGGACCGTGCTGACCGTACGCTACAAGGACAGCCCAAAAGTGCATCTGTACGAACCGCATAGTAAAAATTCGACCGGCTGCGGCCTGGCGGGCACCATTGACCCGGATACGATCATGGAGCAAAGTCCGGACGCTGTAACCTGCGGGAAGTGCCGCTACTGCCGGAAGGCGGTGTTTGCATGACGCGGGCTGCGACGTTTTCCGACGCTTACGGCAAAAAAGGGAAGATCGGGGCGCTGGTTTACCCCCGTACGCTGGATTATGGCCGCGACACGACCGACGAAGAACGCCGGGCGAAAGCGAAGCGTGTTACTGCGATATGGACCCAGGGCGCGGCGGGCACGAAGATTCAGCTGGAAGGGGAGCGGGTAGGCAGCCCGGCGAAAGCATACTGCATCCTGGAACAGCCGCCCGAAAGCGACGCATGGGAGACGCCAAAACTGTATGAGTAACTTAACCGAAGTCGGGCGCGAATACCTGGGCACGGCCAGCAGCTTCTGCCGCAGCTGTAAGGAAGTCGAGATTTTCGACCGGTTCCGTGTTACGCTCATGCACACCATAACGGAAGAAGTGGAAACCAGGGACGTACGCATATGCCAGGGCTGCGGCTATGAATCGGAAGGGGGCCGGTAG